CTGAAGCAAACCAGCTTGCTGCTGTTGCTGCTGAATAGTTTGACCCGTTTGGAACGCTTGCTGGCCAAGGCCACCGAGCTGGGATGCAGCACCAAGGCGAGCCTGACGATCTGCCATCGCAGCCTGCAACGCTTGGCTGTAGTTTTGCTGACGTTGCTGCGCTGCAATGTCGCCCGCCATGCGGCCATACTCGCCAGCCATCACACCCTCGGCGACACCTTGGCGAGACCCGCCAAATGCGTTGGCAGCCGTTGCCTGCGCGCCAAGCGTGTTCATTGCCATCTGGCGCTGACGTTCAATGTCTTGCTGCGTGCGGTCAATGACTGCTCCGGTGTATGGGTTGGCATATGCGCCAACATTTAGCGGACCCTGCATGGCCTGCTGCGTTCCGGCCATTGCCTGTTGCAACCCGCCAGCGGCGGCTTGATTTACGTTGAAGCCACCTTGCGGCTGCATCGGGGGTATTGTTTGTGCTTGTGCTGCGCCTGCCATTTTATGAATCCTTCTTTACTAAGCCAACCGCAAAGAATTGGGCTGTTCGCGCTGCAAAGTGAATAGCGCCTTTAATTGTACGTTTCTTACCGCGAGCAAAGTCAATGTAATTGCGAAACTCTTGGTAATGCTCTGCGGCCTTGCCTTGCTCGATTTTACTGCGGCCAAGGTGGCGATAGCCTCTGCGTATTGCTTCACCCCACCACTTGCCATGCAGAACTTGCATACACCACACAACGGCTTCGCGCTTAGTGGCCGGAGAAAACGCGCCTGAACTGACGGCGTGAGTGGCGACTACGCAACCATCACCAGAGCTTCCAGCATAGCCACTGTCGGTGCTGCTGTCTTTTGCCCCAGCGCCAATATTTAGCGCGCGAGAGATTGCGTTGCCCGGCAAATCGTCTTGGGCTTGTGACTGCGCCGCTCTGCGTGCAGCTTCGTCTTCAGGCGAGAGGGATGGTGAAGCGGAGGGCGTTGTGCCGTAACTTGAACTAAATGCCCTCGGGTCAAAGTTGTAAGTGCCGTCAGGGTTTTGCGTTGAGCCTCCAGAAGCTGCAAATGCTTCAGCTTGCTTTTGAGCTGCATAATTAGGGTCAATGCCGCTTACAACTCTATCTGCAATGTTCCCCGAAATGCCGGGGATTGGCGTAAAGTTGCCGCTCAAGCCGCCAGTAACCAGTGAGCCGCCGTAAGACCCTGCGCTGGTTGGGCTTTGCATGCTTGGCTCAATATTAAACAACTGTTTGCCGGAGTCAAAAATATTACTATTAGCTCCGCCAGTGATCGACATAGCCAAGTCCTCTTGGGCTACGCGCGCCGCGACATTCGCAGGGTCATTGACATAGGCCCGTTGCTCATCTGTAAGAATATCCGTCATGGGATTATAACCACTGCCGGGGGCAACTATATCACCGAGCCTCATCGCCTCATCGTATGTCAAGGTTGAGTTAGGGGTGCCATAAGAAATGCCACCAAGGTTGGTGCCACCGCCAGTGACGTTAGCATCCCCGCTCGCGCCAGACCCATAGCCACTATAATTGATCGGAGCAAAGTTGCCAGCTGACGCGCCGCCAGTGTAGGGGTTGATGAAAAAGCTATCTATAAAAGCCTTCTGTCCCGGGCGCTTCTCCCCAAGCGTCTGGACTGCCTCTTGGTACAATGGGGCAGCTGAGTAACCGCGAACACCGCCAGCGTAGGTTGTTGGCTCCGGCATGCCGCCCATAATGTCTGATTGCGTTGTCGGAGCTGCTAAGCCAAACGCGCCAGAAACATCTGCCACATTCTGAAAACCAGCCTGCTGCATTGGCGTAAACGCAGCAACGTCTGCACTCTCATACGGAACAAAGCCAATTTGAGAAATGCGCTCGGCCTTGTCAAGATTGCGCCGCGCCGCCGCGTCAATATACTCAGGTATTGTTATCTGAGAAGTTGTTGATCCACCTTTTCCGCCAGACATTATGCGAACTCCTTGACGTAAGAAACATGCTGTTGGTTCCAGCCATGCTTTTCTAATGATTTTTTCCAACCGGGTCGGCCAGACATTGACAGGGCTACACAGCCTTGTGCTTTAGCCCACTGTATCACATCGTTGTGCATGTCCAAAATCTGATCCAATTCACCGCCGCCAAGAAAGACATTTAAGACCTTCTTTTGCGGATATACCACAATTTCAGTGACTATGCACCCCCTCGGCGCTGGCCACAACTGCAAGACACCCTTAATAAGACCGTTTACTATATCATTAAACGTATGGGTTCCACCGCTATACTCTAAAGCTGCCTCAATCCAAGGCTTGCAGCGATCTATCTCGTTATCCATGTAGCCTCGTAATTGCTAGAGTTGACGAGGGTATTGCTGGAACTGGAGAGGACGCTGCGGTGTAGTTTAAAAAGCCAGACGTGCTGTCAACCATGTAGTTGACCTCAAGATAGTCATTTGCCGCAATAGTGAATATCTGCGTGCGTGACGTGACCACCGTGGCGTTATTTCGGTGCAGCGCCGTTGTCATCGCGCTGTTGGCCACGTCTGTGCCGTTAATGCTAGGCCAAAAGTAAAAGTGAACCGTGCTGGCAGATGTTGACGATATTTGCGCGGAAAACGATATGACGTATTGGCCAGCCTCTTCAAAAACAATGCGAGATGCTGGAGTACCCTGCGTGATGCCATCGTTGCCTACAGGAGCGTCATATGTAATTTTGTAAGCTGTGTCTGCTGCGGCTGGCGTGACATCAGACGTTAGCATAAAATCTGCGTGGCCGTCCTCAAGCACAACCTGAACCCACTCGCCATTTTTGCTCACAACTGGGTACAAGTTTTCCCTGTCCCACATCAACGTGCCATCATCGGCAGCGCTTTCGTCGCCAGTCTGCTGAACCAAAGGCGAGCGAGTTTGAGACAAATACATCATCAGGCGACGCGCCCAAGTCTGCCAATTGTCGCCATATGGCTCTGGTGGTCTATTCTGCTGGGTCATCGCCGCCCGCCGCCGACAACGTCAACTCGGTTGATGCCAACCCGCCAGTCAGAAAGTCGCTGGCCCTCAACCCTCATCCGAACTTGACGACCAGTAAACCTGACCGATGTGGGGTTGCTCATTGAGTAAGGGCCGTATGATCGCTCGGTCCCGTTTGGATAGAACCTTGTTTTGAACGTAGCATTAACATCGCCCTGCGTTTTTTCGTCCGGCAGCAACTCAGTCACACTCATAACTTCATCGCCAGCTCCGATACGGAACGGTCCAGTTTCCGCGAACGGAGACAGCGAGCCATAATCAAAGCCGATCTCATGCTCGTAAATTTTGTAATCACTTGGGTCAGCCATCATTGGCTGACGAAACGCACCCCTGTCAACTCCAGCTGTGCGTGAGATTTGGCCGATGTACCATGTGTTCTCAATATAATTATAAGTTACATAGCGATCATTTTCGGTAGACCCCGCGCTCGGATAACACCAAATGATCTCGCCAAACATTGAGTTTGAGACCCCAAACGCCTTGCTAACTTGGGCGCGGTTAATGTCGTTAAAAACATAATCAGAAACTTCGCACGGCAACTCCTGAGCCGTACCGCCTGTGTAGGTGTAAAATGAGTTGACGCCCATCCAAAATGCACCCTTATCAACGGTCACAACAGCTTGCTTCGCTACAAGTCCGCAGCTAGTTCCAACGCGCTCAATCCCGTAAACGTATGGCGGCCCAATATAATTCGCAACGTGAGCGTCTCTCGTTGTCAGAAGTAATGTCTGACCACTTACTGTTACGCCCTTCATAAGCTCGCCAGACGTGTTTAGCTCAATATCGCCCGCCTCGTTTGTTGCGGCTGGCGTCCATAAATTATTATTTTCCCTGTCCGACCAGTTCACCTTTCGAGGGTTGCCGCCAGCGCCCAGCGCAAAAAGGAAGCGCTCTTCTGTCACCACAATACCGTGGTTGCCAGTGGGCGCGTTAGACAAAACAGCGGCTGGCGTACCAGTGCCAAGCTGCCACTCGTATATCTTGCCGTCATCCTCATTGGAGGCCAGCAGGTATTCACCCCAATTTTCTAAGTCCCAGCTTGTTGCTGGTTGAATGCGAGCGGTGTCTGGTCGCGCAACGCCATAGCCGTAGTTGCCGTATGGGCCGCCACCAAAGCCAGTAAACGCAACCGCGTCTTCTCGGCCAGATGTAAGGCCCGCCGGGGTTATGTCGTAAATAGCTCCAGCAGAGGCCCAAACATAAAGTTTATTATATGAGCCAGAGGCAATCCATCGGGTTGATGTGTTGTCGGCCCAAGCAAGCATCCCGCGCAAGGACGCGGCTGCCGCGTTGTCTGACCTAACTCGCCAACCGCCAACAGGGCGCATGACACCATCGTGCCACCTGACAAGGTTTGCATCACGCCAGCGACCCATGCCCTGCAAGTCCGTTCCGTTGCGATAAACGCCAGCCGGAATGTTAAGATCAATTAAAGCCATTGCCGCCCCTCGAAAAACGCATTGATGTCAATATAACACATTGCGCCAAATATGCAAAAGGCCAGCTAAATGCTGGCCCGTTGCGCCTATGGCTTCGTAGGCCAATCGCCGCCACTGCCGTCAATGTCGGGATAGACAAGATTCGGCCAGTTGGAATGAGTTGTGATGTCCCGCAGCGCCTGACGATAGGTTGTCATGTCCGAGGTCAAAGTAGCATCGGACAGAGCCAAGTAATCAGTCTCAGCCAGCCGACGATCACGTTCTGCGCGGTTGCGTTTAGCCGCTGCATCGTTGGCCGCTGTAACTATTGCAGCCTGTTCGTCAGACGAAAGGTCAACTACCCGACGCGTGTAGACCTTGCCACCGTCAAGATAGGGGTCGACGGCCTCACTCTTTTGTGTGGCACTATCAAACGAAAGAAAGCGAACAACCTCAGCACAACTGTTAGCTGCCAGCCACGTTGCGTCTGGGCCTGTGCTTGGGAATGACACGTTGGGAAAGAGTGTCTTGTGGTCAGCTATCTCACCAACCTTTGAGCCATCAAGTCTTGAGATCTTCATAATTACTGTCCTTTATCTGCGAATGCTGCGGTTGGCGCTGTGAAGTTGGCGGTGTAACGGGCAGTATGAGAAATGCGGAAGTCATCTATGTAACCTTGGTACATATTGTCACCACTCGCCCTACCGCTCAACTGTATAAGATCCGTTCCACTTCGTATTTCAAAATCAGATGCAGCAAGAGTGGCTCCAACGCCGTCAATGTAGACTTTTAAGTTACTGTTTTTAACCCACGCCACATGATACCAAGTGTTTAAGGACAGCACTCTTGTGTCTGGTGTCAATTCCACCTGCGTTCCTGAGCCGTTTATATACCAGAAGGTTAGTTTGTTGCCGTTTGCAATTCTTGCCAGCCAGCTTCTAGTCGAGCCATCGCCCCATTTGGACGCAACTGCGAACTCATCATTGCCCGTTCCAGCATTGGCCGTTAAGTACAACCAACCCTCTATCGTCCAATCGCCGCTGCCGAAATTATTATCTGAACTGTTGGACAAGGTTGCATAATCACCAGTGCCATCAAAATATATTGACGTGTCACCAAACTTAGCTTGCGCATTGCTGATCTTGGCATCGCCAAACAACGTCAGATTGTTCTGCGCTGTGCTGTCGATGGCCTGTCCGTCTGCCATGTTAAGCAGAAGCTTGGTGTTTGTGACTGCTGTGAGGGGGGCTGTTGGTGGAGTGAAGGCAGATGTGTAGACTGCCGTTCCCTTAACCACACGCACATTGGATATATACCCGTCCCAATCCTCTGAATTTGTGGATGATGCGCCGATATATAATGCGCTGCCGCTGTCGAGATTTGTTTGGTTGTCATCAGTCGTAGTTTTGACCAAAGCACCGTCCAAGAAGTGACGTAGATTTGTACCTTCACGAGTAATTGCAATATGATGCCAAGCGCTGTCTGCTAAATCTGAGGGGCTAACATATATTATTTCACTAAAGCCATTCCAAAATGATACTTCACCCAATCGGGATGGACTGCTCGCTGTTTTAAGGCGAAGTTGCCAATTGTTAGCACCACCAATCAACCACCTGTTCGCTATGTTACCTTTATAATTGAAGAATAGCTCAACAGTAAAATCACCCGTTCCAAAGTCAAAGTCAGCACTATCAGGAGCAGATAGGCGATCATCATTTCCATCAAAGTAAGCACTCGCACCATTTACCGCTGGGTCATACACCTCGCTGGTCAGGAAGGGGCCGAAGGCGGAGATTGCTGGATTGCCTGTTGGTGCAACTGTTCTTGCGTTGTTGCTGTTATCTACAAAACGGTTGCTTTGACAAGTAAGGAGATCGGTGTTTGCATCTGAAGAAAAAGGAGAGGTGGAAGGTGTAAAGTTTGAAGTGTACCTTGCAACAGAGCTAAACCTTACATTCGAGATATTACCTTCAAATAAGTTTGCACTTCCAACAGACAATCCCCTACCGCCACCAATTACTTCAAAATCAGCAACGCCTCCACTTAGACTAGGTGTGTTTGAGTCAGCAACCCCGTTAATATAAACTGAAACCACGTTGGAAGATCGAACTACAGCAATGTGCGTCCATGTGTTTGAAGAAAACGTAGTCGTATTAAAAGTTTGCGTAACTTCCGACGGAGTATTATTATTTCCAAAAAGCCAGTTTTGATCTGTTCCATTGTTAATCTTTACGACATTGATTTTACCGCCAAAAGCATTTTCATATGTAATTTCCACATAGTTTCCATCAGCAGCATTAACAAAAACCCAAGCCTCTAAAGTATAATCTCCTGTAAAGTCACCAGCGCCATTAATCGTCAAGAAATCATTACTAAAATTAACACCCCAATAACCATCAGGCCGAGCAAACGGGCCGAAGCTACCTTGGGTTACGTTACCACTGGCTGTGATCGTGTGGTTGCTGGACGAGCCATCGTCGAACACGTTGTTGACACCGTTGCTGCTCCCATCGAAGTGCGACAGGAACGAGACACGGTTGAACTCATCGTCTGAGGGTGATGCTACTCCACCACCCGCAGCACCCATAAAAACTGATTGAAATGTTTTAGCCAAGTGCTGCACCTCCAAGGAAGCCGTAATAAGTTGTGCCGCCGTCACGTGTCATAAAGCCATAGGCATTGACCTCAGAGTTGCCCGGTGCATCTGGTGCAGTAGCCGCCGCCCAATCAACTGAGCTAGGCCATGTGATTGTCTTGGCGCTTGATGGCTGCGTGATTACGAGAGTGAAAGCATAAGCCGTCCCGCTTGACGGTGGATTGCTAAAAACAAACGTCGTGTTCTCTGACAAAGTGACAGAGAAGTTTGTGCCAGTTGACAGGTCCAGCGTTGTGGTTGCGCCTGTTGCGTTGGCAACGTAGGTCTCTTGATAGACAGCAGGTTTGATTGCGTTAGTCACAGTAACTGCGGAAAAAGTTGGTGATGCCGTTGTAACAAGGCTTTGGTTAATAGCCTTAACCGCAGCCAAGTCAGTTAGCTCACTGTCCATTAAAGCGCCAGCAGCAGTAACATTAGTTGTATCCGTTACGTCAGCAGCCGCCTCAATGCCGTCAAGTTTAGTTCCATCTGCCGCCAAATCACGGCCATCCACAGTTCCGCTAACAGTAATGTTTCCTGAGGCGTCTATCGTTGTAAAAGAACCCGCCGCAGCAGAACTTCCGCCAATCACAGCGCCGTCAATTGTGCCGCCGTTAATATCAAGTGATACAGCCGTTGTCCCGTCAAGCGCGTCATCAACTAAATCGAAGTTGGTGTTTATTTTTGTTCCCCATGTGTCCTCAGACGCGCCAACCTCCGGTTTTGTTAGACCTAGAGTTGTGGTTGTTGTATCGGCCATGATGTTCTCCTATGCGGCGTCAGCCCAGATTTCACTTGTTGCCGGGGCTGGCGTCCATTCTGAATTGTCAGGGGAAACGGCAGACCAGCTTTCGGTTGCGTTGGTCGCATCTTGCCATATTTCGGTTGCCGCATCAACCCCCGACCAAACCTCTGGTGTGCCAGCAAGCGGCTCCCACTTCTCAATGGCATTAGCGGCAAACGCAGAGG